TCGGCCTCGGCCTTGAGCTTGGCCATGATCTCGTCCGGCAGGCGGACAGTCACATATTGGGTTTTGTTCTTTGTGGTCATACTTTGGCCTCCTCGAACATATCTGCAGTCGCAGGCCCACCGGCCAACTCGACCGGGATGCCACTGGTCAGCAGGCTCACCAAATCATCTTGGCCAGCCACCTCGATGTCGAAGCGCGTCTGCGCTGCGTGCCGGATGGCCTGGGCCTGGTTGCCTGCGCGAATCAGGCGGTGTTTGTTGGTCTCCACGTCGGTGACCAGGTAGATGCGTGTGCTCATGGTTGCTCCAGTAGTTTTGCGATGCGTTTATGGTGCTGTGTGTGACATGCTTGGCAAAGCCATCTCACATCCAGCGGCTTGTCATAGTCGTCGTGATGAGCGACCGACTTTGGATTGCTGCAAGACTCACACGGCTGCCGAACCAGTGCTCCATTTTTGATGGCCCTGGCCACGGCTGAGTGCGCTGCGTGCCTGCGTTTGTCCTGCTGACGCCATGCGCGTGTGACTTCAATATTGAGCTTGATGCGACTGTCTGTTTTCGCTCTGGCTCGGTCATACGCACGAATCCTGTCGAGATTTTTTTCCCGATGGTTTTTGACGTCATGCTTGCAGCACTCCTTGCATTTGTTGAGGTGGCCATCAGCCATCTTGGAGTGTTTGTAGAACTCTTCGATTGGCTTGATGGCATTGCACTTGAAACACTCTTTGAAACGAGACATGGCAGCTCCTGCGTGCGAATGGTGCTGCCCATTATAGTCCCGTTTTAATTAAAAGGGATATCATCCTCCATGTCGTCAAAGCCTGAGCCTTGCGACTGTGGTGCTGGTTGGCGTTCTTGCTGGCGCTGTGGTGCGGCCTGCCTTGGCTCTGCCTGCTCAGCACCGGCCACAAATTCCAGGTCTGCGATGCGTGCAGCCATCTTGCTGGCCTGCGTGCCATCGCCTTTTGTGTAGGTCTGGATGTGCACGTCCTCAAGGTAGGCCACGATCTGCTTGCCTTTGGTCAGGTACGGCGCGAGCGATTCCACACGCTGGCCCCACAGCGAGGCGTCGACCCACTGCGTTGGACGCTTGCCGTCGTCGCCTTTCTTTCCGTAGGTGAACGCCAGCGAGACGTTGGCCACCGCTGCCCCGCCTGGTGTGTATCGCACCTCGGCGTCTTTGCCGATGCGTGCCAGTCCGTTTGCTTTCATACCGTGCTCTCCTTGAGTTTGTAAATGCGAACGACACGAGCATGTGCCGATGCATGGGTTGCTTGACAGTATCCAATCGGCTCGAAGGCGTCACCCTTAAAAACCGCACCCCAGGTGTTGGGGTGATAGTCGGCAGGCAGCTCCACACGCTCCCTGACCTCGTTGATGGTGACTTGACCAGTGGCCTCGGCCACCTCGATAGCCACTGACCTTGCATAAGCCAGCCAGTCCTCGCGGCCCCGTGCAACCAGTGCCAGGCCAGCGTCGCGCAAGTCGCGCCCGTTCATGGCTTTTCTCCGATTGCTTTGGCAATGACTTCGTCAATCCGGCTGACTGACCATCCAATCGGTGTTCCATCTTCAACAATCATGTGCCGCGCTACTTTCAACGCCTCCAGCAAATCAGGTGCTGCAGCGATCAGGATGGCGTCTGAGTGGTTTCTGCAGTCAACAATTTCACCGACTGCTCCGTTGGTGGCATTAGAGTCAATCAACACCACATTGCTGGATACCCCTGAGTCTAGAACCCATGGCCCCGGTGTGTGCTTATTCATAAGCCCCTCCGAAGATGGATCAGCTTGTCGACCGTCTCCTGCACCTCGGCCAAGAACTTGACCACCTCGGCCTCATACTCGGCAATGAGGGCTTCGTCCCGTGGCACCCGCTTGATGAACAGCTGCATGTCGTCGGGCATGCGTGGGTCAAAGCTCACGAAGTCGCACCAGGCGCGGCCCGTGCAGGCCATTTGCCACTGCATCTGGGCCATGTATCCGCTGGGCGCTTTGTCGGCCATCAGCGTGGCAATATGCGTGCTGGTGTTCGGGCACTTGATCTCGACCAAGCCATCCTCGCCAACCAAGCCGTCAGGCGATGCCCCTGCCATCTCGATCTTGGGATGCTGGATCATGGCCACCTCGGTGACCATCTGGCCAGTCTCAGTCTCGTAGGCCATCCGTGCCATGGGCTCCGTCTCGGTGCCGTGCTGCATGGCCCCGCTTTTGAAGCTGTCGGCAGCTTGACCAGTCAGGCGCTCGGCCACCAGCTGGGCGAGGTAGTTTTTGCGGCTGGCTGCTGCTCCGCTTTGGGTCTTGGCGATGATGTCCGCCACCCGGCTGGCGGTGACCTTGCCTAGGCGCTGGGCGAACCACTCAGGTGTGCCTTGCTCAATCATGCTGCACCTCCGTCTGCGGTCTTGGCGGCCTTCTTGAGGGCTGGGCCTTGGGCTTGCCAGAACGCGGCCTTGTGCGCCGACTTGGGCAATGCCTGGAAGGCTGCGGCCAGCGCCTCACTGCCCTGCATGGCGGCGTCGCGCATGGCTGGCAGGGTCTCGGCTTCGTACTCGCCATAACCCGGCACAGGCGCTGGCGTGCGCTTGCTGGCTGCGTTGCCGTCGTCATCCTCTGGCGCGATACCGCATGCGGCCATCAGGCTGTAGCGGCGTGCGTAGGTCAGGGCGCTGCCGTAGCCCTGAGCGTCGTGTTTGACCGCAGGCACGTGCAGCTTGCCAGCCGAGAATGTTTCCCCGGATTCGTGGACAAAGACCGTCTCGACGATCACGCCTGATTCGCATTCGTGGGTTTGCTGCACCAGGGCGATGCCGTTGGCGTTCAGGCCATCCATGACAGCCTCGACGCAGGCGGCCAGGTCGGCGTAGCGGCTCTTGAAGTGTGGGTTTGAGCTGGTCTTGAGCGCAGGCCCGAATGCTCGCTGGGCCTTGACCAATGCTGCTGCGATCTCTTTCATTGCTGTGTCTCCTGTTGGGATTGAACTTCGTGCTCAAAACGATCCTGGTCGTTTTCCAGGTCTTCTTGTGGTGGTGGTGCGAAGCCGCGCAGGGCCTCTTGCATGACTGGGTGAAGGTAATCCATCGTGTTCGCCTTTCGTGGTTGGTTGTTGGTGAAACGAATCATAGCATAGTGCAAGAGGATTTTGTGCAAGTGGCAAAAAATATTTTTGCACGAATCATGCAAAATCGTGGTAAAGTTTTAGGCATGAAGAAAGACGACCAATATTTCGCACAGGTGCTGGCCTTTGCCCGTGAGAGCCTCGGCTCCTACAAGGCAGTGGCGCAGGCCTTGGGAGCCACCAGTGGCCAGGCTGTAGAGGCTTGGACGCGCAATGGCGTGGCGCACAAATGGCGGCCGGTGCTGGACAAGAAGTTCGGCCCTGGCTTCAGAAAATCCTTGAATGGCCTGCTGGTCTGAGGTAAATTGAGTGGCAATCACGGCTAGGGTAGCTCCCGAAAAGACGTCTCATCACCGTCCTGCCGCTGATTCTTTCGTGATGACTACCGATGATGTGAGGTAACGATGCACTACTACCAGTTCAATATTGGCGACTACAAAAGCCACACTGAGCACCTTTCCGATCTTGAAGACCTGGCCTATCGACGCATGCTCGATTGGTACTACCTTCACGAGACCCCTTTGCCTTTGGAGACCAGCGAGATCGCACGCCTGATTCGGATGCGAACGCATACCGACTGCATTGCGGTCGTTTTGCAGGAGTTCTTCATTCGCACTGAAACCGGATGGGCAAACCATCGGGCAGATCAGGAAATCGCCAGGGCTGGCGAGAAGTCCAGCAAGGCCAGCGAGAGCGCCAAGGTCCGGTGGAGCAAGCAAAGAGATGCGAACGCAATGCGAACGCATAGCGAAAGCAATGCTACACAAGACACAAGACACATTACACAAGACCCAGAACACAAGAAGACAAAGCAGCGCGGCACGCGCTTGCCAGCAGACTGCCTCCTTCCTGTCGACTGGTCTGAGTTTTGCAAACAGGAACGACCAGACCTTGTACCCAGGCAGGTGTTCGACGAGTTCAGGGACTACTGGATCGCACAGCCTGGCCAGAAGGGCGTCAAGACCGACTGGGATGCCACCTGGCGCAACTGGGTGAGAAGGCAGAACCAGGCCCGGACGGCTGGCCGCACTGAGCACAAGCACGCAGCAGCAGCTCGGGCGATCTTTGATGGGGTGTTCGACAATGAATAACCTCGCCACCCTTGCACATCAGGCCATCCAGCACGCTGGCCAACAACCCGCACCCAAAGGCGACAACCCGACGATCCGCAAGCTGTTTCTGATCTTGCACGGGTCTTACGGCAGCCTGTTCACGACCAAGTTTTCCACAGGCGAGCGCGACGCCAACGGCAAGGACAAGGGCATCAGGGCTGCGATGCTGGTCTGGGAATCTGCCCTTGCCAAGTATTCACCGGACACGATCGAGACGGCTGCCAAGCGCCTGGCCGACGAGTGCCCAGACTTCCCGCCAAACCTGCCGCAGTTCGAGGCGATCTGCCGGGCTGTGATGCCGCGGCAAACCTTCACCGACGAACAACCGCGGCGACTGCCACCGCCAGAAGCCAAGCCGATCGGCCCGATCGAGTTCCAGGCCATGAACGACGGCAAAGACTGGGCACGCAAGCTGCTGGCCAGACAAGCCGCTGGCGACCGAGTGAACATCGGCAGCCTTGAGTGTGCAAAGAAGGCGCTCAGAATCCAGGAGGGCGAATGACATGCACAGCCTGCCAAGCCCACGCACAGAACCCGCTGTCCGGCCAGTATCACTTTGGATGCCTGTCGTGCTGCACCCGGCTTGTGCTGAGCGCCCGGCCGAACAAACAGGCAGCAGCCGGGATGCTGGCGGCTATCGAGAGGTTCCCGCAGAACCCTGGCCGGGAGCGCATCTTGGAATCCGTCCGCCAGGCATTGACGAAACACCCCTCAGCCTCGACGAGTGCTGGATCGCAGTCCGGGAGTGCCTGACATGACCGAACGCCAACGATTCACCCTCTGGGAGCCGGTGCAGGCCCACAAAGTCCTGACGCAGCAGATCTGGCCGCTTCTCAAGTCCCTGCTGATGGCCGGCCACCGCATGGTGGTGGAGATCAAGCCCGAAACCCGCACACTCGCACAAAATGCGCGTTTGTGGGCGATGTTGACCGATGTGGCCAAGCAGGTCGACTGGTACGGCCGCAAGCTGAGCGCAGAGGAATGGAAGCACGTGATGACCGCCTCGATGACCAAGCAGGACGTGGTGCCGGGCATCGATGGCGGCTTTGTGGTGCTCGGCAAGTCCACCAGCAAGATGACCAAGCCCGAAATGAGCGAGCTTCAGCAATTGATTGAGGCCTTCGGTGCGCAGCAGGGTGTGCGCTTCACCGCGCCAGAATATGTCGACCCTGAGACTGGAGAGATCACATGACTGAGATCATTGACTTCGTAAAAGCAAAAAAGGAGCGCGAACCCCATGTGTCTGGCCACCTTTATTGCCAAGGATGTGGGCATGAGTGGATTGCTGTCTGGGAGCCAGGAACCACAGAATTTGAGTGCCCGGAGTGCAAGAGCATGCGTGGTCGCGGAAAGTTTGATGTGATGCCTTCGCCTGACGCACAGAGCTGGACTTGTGTGGCCTGTGGAAACCAACTGTTCCATCTTTTACGAGATCGCGTTCATTGCCCTGGCTGTGGAAAGCAGTGGGACTACGGAGAAATCGCATGACAACAGCCCACGTTCGCTCCATCATGAAGTCGGTCATTGCATCCGGCTTTGACCCGACTGAAATGCAGTGGTTTGACATTTCAGGCGCTGACCTGTCTACCGGCATCAAGATCGACAATCTGACCACCCATCGGCCACCGTTTGAAAAAAGCCTGGTGCTCTGGGCTGGCCAAACCTCAAGCCATGAGCGTTACGAGATGATGATGCTGGCCGCTGGAGACGATCCAGAAGAAGGCATCGTGCTGGACTTGAGCAAGGGACAGCCTGGAAAATACACCACCTTCCCGCCGATGGTTTACGCCATCGTGGATGGCCAGATCAAGTATGGCCCGGTCGATGAAGGCCAAGACCTGCCGCGAGATGTGGCCGAGATCATGCTGGCCACCATGTCCAAGTGGCTGGAAAGCATGGACACCGGTTGCGAGTGTTATCAGCCCGTGATAACCAACACCTTCACGAACAGGCGCAAAATCGCTGCAGGCAAAACGCCGACCTACGACTGGCGCACCGTCAAGATCGGCCCAAAGACCGCCAAAGGCGAATCGAAAGGTGGCACGCACGCGTCCCCCAGGCTGCACGACCGTCGCGGCCACATTCGCAGACTGGCCAGCGGAAAAAACGTCTGGGTCAAGGCTTGCAAGGTTGGCGATGCCAGCCTGGGCACCGTGTTCCACGATTACAAGATAGAGGCGAAATGACCACAAACGCAGAACGGCAGCACAAGTGCAAGGT